GCGGCGTCACGTCGAACAACGGCACCATAACGTTTGCAGCGCCTACCGCGAACTGGGGCACTGTCACGCACTGGGCTGTCTGGGATGCGTCGACCGCTGGAAACATGCTTTATCACGGCGCGCTGACGACCAGCAAAACCATCAACAACGGCGACGCGGCACCATCGTTCGCAGCCGCCGCGCTCGTCCTGACGTTCGCTTGAGCCTGACGCATGGCTGACAATTTTCCGCAGACGCCGGGCACCGGCCGCAACGTCGCAACCGATCAGGTGACGTATTCCGGCGACACGGCTGACGTGCAGCTCGTGCGCGTGGTCAACACGTCAGGCGCAGAGGGATCGCGAGTCGTCACGGATAAACCCGTTTTTCAAACGGAAGACACCGCGCACGCGGATGGCGACCTCGGCGTGCTGATGCTTGGCGTGCGGAACCACAGCACTGGCTCAACGGCTGACGGCGACTACTCGGCAATCTCGGTGGATCCCACCGGGAACATGAACACGCTATCGCGTCGGGATTTGCAGCGGATTTCGGTTGCAGTGTCGGGCACCAGCACGACGGCTTATACGGCGGGGGATCAGGTTGGGACGTTGATTACTGTTGCAAACGCCGCGCGCCTTTCTGGTGGAACTGGAATGATTGTCGGTGTCAGCCTGCAAGGCTACAACGACGCGATGGGCTCTTGGGATGTCGTATTCTTCGACAATTCTGCTGTCACGCTGGCAGCGGATAACGCGGCGTTTAACCTTGCCACCGACGCCGATGTTCTTGAGTCTGTTGCAATTGTCCCGCTGGCCGGGGCATACGATCTGGGTGCCAACCGCGTGGCTCAGGCATACAACCTCGCTGTTCCGTATTTCTGTTCTGGCGGAACATCGTTGTATGCCGCGCTGATAGCCCGCACAGGTTTTACCAACGCCGCAGGAGAGACGTTGCAACTGGTAGTTTATGTAGAGCGCAACTGATGTCTTATAGGTTCGGTGGCACGACTGGCGACGACCTGACGTGGACGGAATCTACAAGCGTCTGGGGGACTACCCAGCGGTCTGGCGTCATTGCCGGATGGTACTACCCGACAACGCTCACGGCGGGAAAGGCATTGTGGAGCGTAGGCGCAGTCAATCGAGCCGTCATTGCCAGCACGACCAGCGAAATAAACCTTTTTCTTGACCGCACCACCGATACGCAATACACGACAAGCGGTTTAGCGTTGGCGGTAAACCGGTGGCATTTTATTGCTTTCCTTCTTAACTCATTCAACACCGGTCCTGTCACAACCTGGAGGGTCTGGGGCTCGGTCGGCACTGCCATTCCCGAGCCGGTCACTGTGAACCAGACCGTCGCGGGTAGTGGGAACGCTACCGGCAACACAATCGTAACTGTCGGAAACATTGGAGCAGCGGGCACTTCTGCGTTTGAAGGTGATATTGGGCGGTTTGATTATTTTGTCGGAACACTGGCTAACGCATTCCTTCCAAACACGACAGGCCTGATTTCAGCAGCCGAAGAAAAAATGGTTTTTGAACAGGTTGTCGTGCCTATTTGGTCTGGTCAATTTCCGACGTTTCTTGGCAGCGGAACGCAGTCGAACAACGCGATTACGCATGTCATATGGGATTTAGATTTGGTCAACCCGATGGGTATATCTCTGCGGAACGGCGGCACGATACAAACAAACAATAGACTTGCAACTGTGAACGCCGTTGTTTCTGAGAACCGCCGACCGATCCCGCAGCACGATCCGTTGAATTCGTTCAATCCGCGCAGGCGCTAATCCATGTCTCTGCTGCTGCTGTTCAAGAGCGCAGCGGCATCGAGTGCCGCGCTGGATGCGAGCGCATCCGTAAGCGTCACCAGTTCGGCGACGCTTTCGACACAGATTCCGCTGGCAGCATCTGCCAGTGCAGCGGTCACGCAGACCGGCGCGCTTTCGACGCAGGTCCGGCTCGCAGCGTCGGCCACGGCGGCCGTCACGGCATCCGGCGCGCTGAGCACCGGCGTCAGGCTGGCATCGAGCGCGAGCGCATCGGTCACGGCTACAGCGGGGCTTTCGACGCAGATCCCGCTTGTGGCATCTGCCACGGTTGCGGTCACGCAGTCCAGCGCGATCACGACAGCCATCCCGCTGTCCGCGTCCGTCAACGTCTCGGTGTCCTACGACGCCGATCTGACCACTCAGACGGGTGGCGCGGCACTGGCGGCATCGGCATCAGCCGCCGTCACGACGACAGCAGCGCTCACGAGCGCGATCAGGCTGGCAGCCACGGCATCGGCCGCGGTCACGGCCACCGCAGGCCTGACGACACAAATACCGCTGGCGGCCACGGCCGCAGCTGCTGTCACGACGACGGCCGCGATCACCACGGGTATCCCACTGGCGTCGAGCGTGGCGGTTGCTGTCACGCAGACGGCAGACCTGACCGCTCCCGCGGGCGGGCTGACTGCATCGGCGCAGGCAACAGTAACGCAGACGGCTGCACTGACCACGTCTGTGCGGCTCGCAGCATCTGCCAGCGCAAGCACGACAGCATCGGCAGCCCTGACGACGGGCATACCGCTGTCGGCCACAGGATCGGCAACAGCAACCTGCAACGCAGGACTCACCACAGGCATCCGCCTGGTGGCGTCGAACGGTGTGCTGGTCACGGGTGCGGCAGGGCTGACCACCGGCATACCGCTAGCTGCGGTGGCTGCGGCGGCGATCACGGGCAGCGTCACGCTGACGGTGGTTACGGCCGTCGCGACGCCAGCGATCCGCACGTTCCGAGTCGCAACAGATGATCGGGTGTTCATCGTCGCAGCAGACCAGCGCACGTTCGTTGTCGAGGACACGCGTGCGTGGGTTGTGCCGTTTGAGCAAAGACAGTTCACGGTGACAGCGGAGGATCGTTCATTCGCCGTCGCAGCATGAGGTAATCAGATGGCGACGTTCGAAACCTACACCGCGACCAAAGACCCGAACTCCACGCTGGACTACACCATCAACTGGTCCAGTTGGTTGACGACCGACACGATCAGCACGGTCGGATGGACCGTTGAGACCGGTATAACGCAGACCGCGACGAGCAATACCACCACGACGGCCACCATTTGGTTGAGCGGCGGCGAGGCGGGGACTGAGTACACGGTGACGTGTCGGGTCACGACGACGGCAGGGCGCATCGATGAGCGATCGATCGCGATCAGGGTCGCCCAGCGGTGACGGGTCCTTCCCAGCAAAGCCGTGCGGGTTTGAGCGGCCCGGCAAAAACGCCCTATATATTTCATGCACTTAGCGGGGGCTGCATTTGGCAACGCTTAAACAGGTCGGCGATCACGTCGATCTGTCGATCAATTCCGTCCGCGAACTGATCGCCAACGGCGTTATTCCGCCAGCAAAAGGGCCGGGCGGACTCGACCTAGACGCGTGCCGGATCGCCTACATCCGCAACCTGCGTGGCAAGGCGGCCGGCCGCATCAAGCAGCCCGCACCTGTCACGCCGGATGGTGCGCTTGAGCTAAACGCCGAGCGCGCCCGACTTGCTCACCACCAGGCGAACAAAGCCGCGCTCGATGAGCAAGAAGTTCGCGGCGATCTGGTGCGCGCCGAGGACGTGACGCGCTCCATCTCGGATGCGTTCCGCCGGGTCCGGGCTCGACTGCTGTCCCTGCCGACCAAACTGACACCCATTGTGCTCGGATCCACCGACACGGTTGAGGTTAAAGACGCGATTGAGGCGGGCGTCCTCGAGGCGCTGGCCGAGTTGACCCGCGAGACGGTGGAGGACGATGGACCAGAAGAGAGCGAATAGCCTCGTCTCGTCCTGCTTTGCCGCGTTCGCACCGCCCCCGAAACAGACCGTTTCGGAGTGGGCTGATACGCATCGGCAGCTGTCGAGCGAAGCCTCTGCCGAGCCGGGGAAATGGATCACCAGCCGCGCCGAATATCAGCGCGGGATCATGGATTCGATCTCTGATCCGCGCGTTGAGACGGTTGTCGTGATGTCGTCGGCGCAGGTCGGCAAGACCGAAGTGATCAACAACCTGGTCGGCTACCTGATGCACCGGGACCCGTGCCCGATACTGGTGCTGCAGCCAACGATCGAGATGGCGCAGGCATGGTCCAAGGACCGGCTTGCTCCAATGATGCGCGACACCAGCTGCCTGTCCGAGCTGGTGCATGTCGGCGGTCGGCGCGAGTCGTCGAACACGCTGCTTCACAAGATTTTTCCCGGCGGCCACATCACGCTCGCGGGCGCAAACTCGCCAGCCAGCTTGGCAAGCCGTCCGATCCGCGTACTGCTCTGCGACGAGGTTGATCGCTACCCGGTATCAGCCGGGACCGAGGGCGACCCGGTAAACCTCGCGCGCAAACGCACCGCGACGTTCTGGAACCGGAAGATCTTGCTGACGTCCACGCCAACGGTGAAGGGCGCCAGCCGCATTGAGCTGGAGTTTGAGGCATCCGACCAGCGGCGATTCTTCGTGCCGTGCCTGCACTGTGGTGAATACCAGGTGCTGAAGTGGGCCAACGTTTCATGGCCGAGCGGAGAGCCACAGAAAGCGCAGTATGCCTGCGAGAGCTGTGGCGGCCTGCTGAACGACGGCCAACGCATCGCGATGATCCGGCGAGGCGAGTGGCGGGCGACGGCGCCGTTCACCGGGCGGGCAGGGTTCCATCTCTCTGAGCTCTATTCGCCATGGTCCACGCTGGGCGGTATTGCGCAGGCATTCGTTGAAGCCAAGCGCTCCCCCGAAACCCTGAAGACATGGGTGAACACGTCTCTCGGCGAGACGTGGGAAGACAGCGGCGAGGGTGTCGATGACACCGGCCTGCTCTCGCGTCGCGAGGAATACACAGCAGAAGTGCCCGACCGCGCGGTGCTGTTGACTGCAGGCGTCGACGTCCAGT